TACGCAGACGGGGGAATGGTGCCTCCTGCCCCCAGTGCAGCCCCGCCGCAGGCCGGTATGGCACCCCAACAGCCCGGTCTTGCTCCATCAGGCGGGGCTGCACCCCAGCGCATGTCGCTCCAGCAGCTTCAGCAGGAAGCCCAGAAGTTCGCGCAGGCGAACCCGCAGGCAATACAACTCATCCGTGAGTCTCTGATGGAGGGCGTCCAGTCGGGTGACGTGACCCCGCAGCAGATCACGATGCTGGTTCAGATGGCGGTCGCCGCCGCCCAGAACCCTGAACTCTACCCCCGCCTTCGCCAGATGGCGATCCAGCAGGACTTGGCTGACGAAGAAGACCTGCCCATGCAATACGATCAGGGCATCGTCTTCTCGCTCATCGTGGCTGGTACTGCGATGCAGCAGGCCGGTGGTGCAATGCAGCAGGCTCCTGCTACTCCCGCCCCGCAGGGCGCGACTGCCATGATGAAGGAAGGCGGGCACATCCCCATGACCCGCAGCCCCACGGGCGACAACACAGGCCGCGCCGACGACATCCCGATCCGCGTCTCCGGTGGTGAGTACGTCATCCCGAAGCACGTCGTGGAGCGCAAGGGCACGGAGTTCTTCGACAAGCTCATCGGTAAGGATAAGGTGCAGGCATGACCCAGATCACTTACATCAAGTCGGCGCTGAACCACTCTTCGGCCATGACGACCCCCGCCGTGGCACTCACCGAGTTCGGCCTGTGGGGTAGCATCAAGAAGGCGTTCAAGAAATACGCCAAGCCCCTCGCCGCCATCGTCGGTATTGCTGCGTCCATCGCGGTGCCCTTCATCGCCCCGGCTGTTGCTGGTGTTATCTTTGGTGGAACAGCCCTTGCCACAGGTGCCATCGGCGCTGCCATCGCAGGCGCTGGACTCGGTGCCGCCGCAGGTGCCCTGACGGCCTACGGCACAGGACAGAACGTCCTCATGGGTGCTGGCCTTGGCCTTCTTGGCGGTGCTATCGGCGGCGGCTTTGCGGGTTATAGCCAGACAGGAGGGCTGTTCGGCGCTCTTTCTCCGTCGCAGGCACCCGCTTCTGGCCTTGGTGCCCTGCCATCGGTTGGTGGTATTTCCCCTGCCGGTACTGTAACTGGCGCAGCAGGTGAGACTTGGAATGTCGTCCAGACGGTGCCCGGTTCTGCGGGCACTGTGACTGCTACTCCCGTCTCTGCCACGGCTACCCCCGGCATCGGCTCCAAGCTGCTCAACGCAGCCATTCAGGCGGCTCCGGGTGCCATCGGCACCGTCGTTGCCGGTCTGTCGGACGCCGACGCCGCGCAGGCGCAGGCAGAACTTCAGGCTGAGATGGCCCGTCTTCAGCAGTCCGACATGGCTGCGTACCAGAAGGCCCGCGAACTCTACGACACGCTGGTCGCCACATACGGTCAGATTGACCCCACGGCCCTCGCGCAGTCTGCTGAAGCTGACGTTCAGCGCCGGGTGGCGCAGCAGTCCAGTGAGAACCTCCGTAATATTGAGATGTCAGGTGGTGCATCTGGCAAGCAGTACAAGGAAGCTGAAGAGCGCAGGCTGCAAATCGAAGGCGCAGGTATGGGGTCCACTGCCTACGGCAATGAGTACTGGCGGTCCTTCGGTGCAAAGCTGCAAGGTCTGGCTGGCTTGCAGCCGCCGCGCTACCAGAGTTCGACTTCCGGCTACCTTGAAGGTAACCTTTCCCGCGCAGAGCGGGGTCAGGCCGGTCTTGCTTCTGACATTGCTGGCATCCTCACACCCTTCGCGGAAGAGTTCAGACCGCGTAACACGACACTGACGAGCGCGGACGAGGAAGAGCTACGGGTACGCAGGCGACTGGGTGATCGTAATTTCGCATCGTTTGAATGATAACGGAAAGACCATCTGATGGCATACACTCCGGGTCTTTACACTACCGCAAGCTCGGTTGCTGCTCTTGAACGTGAGCGTTACGCCAAAGCGCAGGAACTGAATGAACAGCGTGCGGCACGCGAACGCGCAGGTCTGATGCGTCAGCAGCAGGCGGGGCTGGATCAATTCACCGCTGGTCTGACGCCCCGGTCTGAAGTTGCGCTCCCCGATTGGGCTGCTCCTGCGGCCCCGCCCATGCCGCCCGGTATGACTTCTCCGAAGCCGGGAAGTGGCGGTGCTGCCGATGCTGGCGGTGCTGCTGGTGTGTCTTATGAGCGCGACCGCGCCGTGCAAAGGCGCAAGCTCCTTGAGGGACAGTACAATTCTGAACTTGCTGCCCAGAAGGCTGAGATCGACAGCCTTGGGCGTGAGAAGTATATCCTTGAGCAGCAGTTGCGAGTGGCCCCGCCCAACATGCAGCCGCGCATTCGCGCTGCGCTTACAAAACTTGATGGAGATATTGCTACCAAGGTCGGCGGTACTCGTGAGCGTGTGACCTTCTTTAATGATATCTTCACGACTATCGATGAGGCGATCCGTACCGGTGACTACAAGCGTGCAAACCTTGCCGCTCAGTCTGTAAGCGAACTTCCGGCTGCACAGCCCCGTGGGACCATGCCGGAACGTGAAACGCAGCCCCGTGGTGTCGGTGAGAGCGGCAGGGCAAATGCCATCCCGGCTCCCGACTCCATCGGGTTTACCGGTGCTGTCGCTCCCGCCCCCGGCGCTCCCGGCACTGCCCCCGCTTCTCGCGCAGGTCTGGCTGGTCTGCCGCCGTATGTTGTTGATACACCATCCAGCGCCCTGCCCCCCGGTGGCGGCGGATATGAGCCGAAGTCGTATCTACCGCCAGCGGCCAATGCGACAGAAGCGTACAAGGCAAATCAGCGGGCTATTATCCAGTATAATCGTCTGCGCGGCTCCCTTATGACGAATGTTTTCGGGGATGCAGGTAGCTATCTTTTTGGTTCGCAGGCTGATTACGATACTCGCCAGACGATGAAGGCACGCAACACTGAAGCTCTTCAGTGGTTCGAGACACCTGCGGTAAAGGATTTCATGCTTGCCAACCCGGCAGCAATTGAAGAGGCTCAGAAAGACCCGTTTGGGTATTATCAGAAGTACAAGGGTAGGTTTGGTAAAACTGCTAAAGGTCCAACCCCTGTCGCTGATGCCGCTGCTGCTCAGACTGCTACTGGTGGTAAGACGGACCTTCAGGCTGCGCCCGGTGTAACTCCTCCGCAGACGCCTGAAGCTGTGGCTGGGGCTTATCCTGCTTTGGATATCCCAGCGGCTACGCCGCTCACGGGTGATCCGGCGCGTGTGAAGGCCATTACCGATTTTTCCGCGAGTGCAGTCGCTGAGCGCGTCCCTGAACGTCTTCCGCTTCTTGGTCCCGCCGTACAGTCGAAAAAGGGTCAGGAGTATCTGGCTCGCGCAGATGAGTTTGAAGTACCTCGTGCGGCGCTCGTTGCTGTCTGGGGTATTGAGAGTGCCTTTGGTAAGGACAAGCGCAAGAACCCCGTTTCCGGTACGTTTGGTGACTTCCATGTCCAGAAGGGTCAGCTTGATCTACTGAAGAAGTTCTACACCGACGAAGCATTCATTGCGGAATACGGCGTTCCGCCCAAGTTCACTGAGCTTGCCAATGAAATTTTTGCCGGTGGGATGGAGAAAGTAGAAAGCGTCGATGCGGCGCTGCTCCAACTCAAGATGATCGAAATTCTCGGTATCCCCCCTAACCTCTGGGGTGCTGCGTATCAGGGTAACGCTTGGGATGTACTCAAGATGGGTGCGCCCACGGCTACGCACGATGCGGGCAAGGAAGGTATCGCTGGTCTTACCAACAGCGATTACAATGCGTACTTCGCTACGCTCTACAACGAAGCGCGTGTGGTTGCCAACACGCCGATGACCACTGATACGGCGAGGCCGACCGAACTCTCTACCTTCAATCTGGAGAAGTACGACCGGGAGCAGGTGCGTGTCGAGTCCGATCTGAACTACAGCTACCAGACGGCGGAAACGGCGCGTGCCACCGCAACCAAGAAGTATCAGGACCTTCAGCGCCGCCTCGAAGTGGCGAAGCAGTTTGGCAGGTACGACGAAGCCCAGACGATCCTCGCTGAGATCGAAGGTGTTGCAACAAACCTGACGGATGTCGAGGACACGGTGCGACAGGCTGAGCGTGCCGCTGAACTCAAGATCGAAGAACTCAATCTGGCTCGTGTCGATGAGTACATCAACATTGCTGTCAACGAGTTGATGGTTAATAACAACCCGAAGCCGTTTGCGGACATGGTGTCTCGCGGCACTGGACAGCTTGTTGAGATTGTACCGGTCGAGAACTCTACGCTTGTTCAGGTGTATGTTAACAACGAACTCATCTCCGGTGGCGGTATCACCGCAACGGAAGCGCGGGACCTGTTCTTGCCGAAGATTAAGGCGTCGGCAGCAGCCGAACAGGCAGCAACCGCCGAGAAGAACGCTGAGTTTGAGCGCGAAGTCCTTCTCGAAAAAGTGAAAATACAGGGTAAGATTGCTGAAGTCACGACGCTCGAAGAACTGAAGCAGAACGCAGAGTTCCAGAAGCTGATCGCTACCAACAAGCTGACGAAGTCCAGCGAAGAGATGGACCCTGTCTCAGGTAAGCTTGGTAAGATTGTCTTTACCGATGAGCGTGGTAACATCATCGAGTACACCATGGGTGCGGAGACGACAACGCCACAAGGGGTAGTGACAAGACCCCAGCCGCAGGTTAGGGTGACACGGGCTACCGGCGTTACGCCGCAATAAGGGTATCGTTATGGCTGACAGGTTCCTCGGAACAACTTCCCCCATGCTTCAGGGTTTGGGGCAGAACACTCCGCAGGCGATTGCCGACAGGGCCTCGCGCGATATCGACCAGTACGCTGCTGGTATCCGCGCGGGTCTGAGGACGCAAAACCAGCAGTTTATGCAGCCGGAAGAAGAACCCACGCAGCGTACTGCCCGTGTCGCCTACAGCCCCGAAGAGAACAAGTACTTCATTGGTGGTCATGTCGTTGACGCCAACAACGACACAGACGTTGCGGTCATGTCGAAGTACGCTGGGCAGGAAGCCCCGCTGCCTGAAGGTAACTGGCAAGTGGTGGACGATACCAGCTTCAGCCAGTATGTGCAGAGCATCCGTGACCCCGGTCTTCTGACCTTGATGGGCAAGAACTTCAGCATGGGTACGGACGAGATGCAGCAGATGGCTGGTCTCGGGCTTCAGTGGCTGGGTGCAGAGCAGACCGGGCAGTACTTGGCAGATCAGGAAGCAGACCTCCAGCCCAATCAGGTTTACAGTCGCAACTTCACCGATATTGGCTCTACGCCTGAGAACGGCGTCCTTGACTGGATGGCCGCGACCATCGGTCGCCTTGGCCCCAACGTGGTCGAGTCTGCCATCACTGCCGGTGTTGGTGCTGTCGCTGGTGGTGCTGCTACGGGTCCTGCCGCCCCCGCTGGTGCCGTGCTTGGTGCCATCGGTGGATTCTTCGGTAAGGCGGCGGTCAAGAAGGCGCTGCTCGAAGCTGCCAAGAAGCAGTTGAAGGGCGAAGCACTGGACGCCGCCGAAAAGAAGCTCATGCTCTCTGCGGCTGGCATGACCAACGCGGCGGCGAATGCCGCCAAGACGCGCCTTGCTCCCGGTGCCTTTGACGAGATGCTGAACGAGGGTCTGACGGCTGGTGCGCAGGCTGTGATGAAGCAGGCCCCTGCCATTGAGCGCCGTATGCGGCAGATCGGTGGTGGTATCGCAGCGTCTACTGCTTCAAATATCTTCCAGCAAACGGGTGCTGCCTACGGCGAAACCATGGCTGACGGGGGCGAGGGCAACCGCCCTGTGTCTCTGCTGGTCGGTACGCTTGGCGGTCTTCTTGACACTGCCCCCGAACTGCTGCTGGCTGGCCGTCTCTTCAGTGAACTCGCGGGTGACGTTGTCGGCGTTGCCAAAACCCAGCGCAAGTCCATGGACATCCTCAAGGGTGTCGCCAAGGGGCGCACAGGCCGCATCGCCGGATACGGCGCACTTGGCATGGGTATCGAAGGCGCAACTGAAGGCACGCAGGAAGTCCTCCAGATCGCAGCTAACCCTGTCCTCGACCTGAACTCCGCTGAAGCGACCAATCGTATCATCAACGCCTTCGCTGCCGGTGCCCTAATGGGTGGCGTGATGGGCGGTGCCGGTGGTGCGTTCGCTGGTTCGCTGGCTGACAATAAGACCGAAGCCAATCTCCTGCTGCCGGTATCTCAGGACGATCCCGGCTATGCCCAGTATCTTATCGATCTGAAGAAGCAGATCGGTGACACTGAGTATAAGAAGGTCTTCGCCCCGCCGCAGCCCTACACCCGTATCATGGAAGAGCAGGCGGCTGAGCAGGCCGCTGTGCAGCAGATGACCAACCCTGTCGTTGGTCTTCAGCCTTTTGCTGGTACGCAGGCCCCGCTGACGGGTGCTGCTGACCAGACGTTCCAAGTTGGTCCTACACCCGCTATCCCCAGCACGATCCCCGGCCCATACTTCGGTACTGAAGGTGCCGTACCCGGCGCTATGGGGCAGGCTGGTCCTGTTCCGACTGTAACTCCGGGTGCGATGACTGTCGGTGCGCCGCCGTTGCAGATGTCTCCTGTGGCTCCTCCCACGCCTGCGGTTCCCCCCGTGACGGGTGGTCCCATGAGTATGGGCACCACCATGACCCCCGCTCAGACGGGTGGTTTCGGTACGTTTGAACAGTTCCAAGCCGCTGCATTGGCACAGGCGCAGCAGGCAGCGCAGGCGCAGCAGGGCGTACAGCAGCAGGCCGCACAGCGGCAGGGTGCGCAGCAATTTTTCGGCAGTCAGGCTGCGCCTGCGCAGCCTATCCCCACTGGTGTGGCACCCGGTACGGCACCTGCCCTTCCGATTGCTGATGTGGTGCGTGGTGTTCCCACCACGACCGAAGCCCGCCGCCGCGTCGCTACGGATCGTATTGTTGCCAACCGTCAGGCTGAGCTTGCCCGTGGGCGGGCGCAGCAGTTCGTTGCAGGGCCGCAGCGCCAGCCGATTGCCCAGACCCCTATGGGTGCTGGTATGCAGGCAACGTACACCCCGGAACAGCTTGGTGGTGTGACTGGCTACGCACCCGTTAGGTCTGGAACGGAAACCCCTACTGCCACATTGCAGCGCCTTCAGCGCGGCAAAGCAAAGGGTAAGAAGGGCGAGCCGACTGGTAAGGTTACAGTTGTCCAGCGTGGCACTGAAGATGTGATACCCACAGGTACTGCTGCGCAAGTCGAAACGCTTTCGACTGGTGTTACGCCTAAACTTACACCCAACGTCGGTAAGGCATCGCAGCGTATCCGTACTTTCCTCAACCAGCTTTTGCTTGCTGGCAAGACGCAGTTCAATGAGAGCGACATCGCCAAGCATATCTTCAAGAAGCTGGGGAAGGTGACCAAGCTGTTGAAGGTCGAGAGGCTTACGCTTGAGCAGAAAGAGAAGGTACAGCGGTTTGCTGATACCATGGTCAACACGCTCAAGGTTGCTGATCGCGCACGCACATTCGGTACAGGCGGTGAAGAGTTCACCATCAGGCAGGAGGTCATTGATGACTTCAGATCAGGACCGGGAGGCGCGGATACAAGGACTCTTGCAGACGTACCAGCAGACAGGGAGACTGGGGAACAGCAGGCCGAGCAGCCCGGAGCAGGCGGAACGGCAGGCCCGCGCAATCGTGGCCGCGCAAGACAGCAGACCGCCGCCCAAGAACCCGCGCAAGCAGAACAAGGGCCTGCCGCCCGGAGTGAAACCCTACGGGAAGAAGCTGGTGGGGCCGCTAAGCTAGAGGAAAAGAAGCCAACGGGCAGGAAACCGCGACCCCCAAAAGCCCAAGGGGCGGTCGCGGTCGCCCCCTCAAAAACCCCCGCTGAACTGAAGGCTGAGAAGAAGGCCGCTGAGAAAGCTGCGAAGGACCTGAAGAAGGTCGATGACGCTATCATAGCAGCCAATAATGCCAACGCGGATGAGCGCACGACTGCATTTGCTCAGCTTGTGCGGATGGGTAACGACGAGAAACTCTCGCCCGCTGCACGCGCCAAGGCGCAAGAGTACATTGTCACCGAACTCAGCCCGCTGGAACAGATAATGGTAGCTGCCCGTCTGGCAGATGCCAAGTACGCGGACCTATCGGATGACGCCAAGGCTGACCTTGCCGCAGACGCCATGGAGGGGTCGAAAAACATCGATGAGAATAAGGTTCCCGCCAGTGAGTTGGAGGAGGTTTATTCCGCCGTTGCTCAAGTCAGGAAGCAGACAGATAAGATCAAGGGCCTAGCCAAGGCCGGTAAGGATACGCCCGAACGTAGGGAAGAGTACAGGAACGCTTTTACTAACCTCATCTTCTGGGCCAAGGGGCAGGGTATCTCTGATCAGGCGCAGTGGACTGCGCGTGCGTATCTTGAAACTTACAAGGACAAGACATCCCAAGGGTGGGCCGGTGTTGAGCAGGCGCTCAAGGACATCGATGAAGGGCGGTATCGCCTCTCCCAGTTCGACGCCGTCACTAACCCCGTGGATGAGAACGGTCGCCCCGCCAAGGGTGTGAACCCGATCCGGGCCAAGGCTATCGTGGACAAGTTCCGCAGTGGTCTTGCCAAGGCTCCGCGCTTCTACGTCTACAAGAACCAAGCTGACCTCCAGCGCCGCAATCCCGAACTGTACCAACGTGCAGTGGCAGCGCGTCCGCAGGGAGATTTCGACACTGCCCCGGCTTCGGGCTACGCCTTCGACAACACGGTGCTGGTCTTCACCGACCGCATCCCGACCGAGAAGCACATGCGGTTCCTGCTGGCTCACGAGGCCATCGGTCACTATGGTATGCGTGCTCTGCTGCCCGCGAAGCAGTTCGATGCACTCATGGACTACGTCTATGATAATAACCCCAGTGTGCGTCAGTCGGTCGATGGTGCTCTTGGCTTACGTCCTGCCGGGGTTGCGCCTATGTCTCGGCGCGGTTTTCTGAAAGGTGCAGGCTCTGTTATCGGGGCTGTTGCTGTTCCCAAGATGCCGCGCATCCCAGCAAAGCTAGATGTGGGTACGTTTGTTAGCGCATTCTCTGAAGTTCAAGAGAAGCTGCGTAATATCAACAACCCCGACAGTGTCGGAAAGGTGGGTGACCTCTTTCTTGAGATACTCTCTCCGATCAAGGGTTCTGACTACAAACAAGCCATCGCCAAGATGGACAGCATCCTCGACAACGCCAGATCACTAGACGGTGATGTTGAAGGTAGCAGCAGAGCACTCAGTAAACTTCTTACCGATCTTGAATACCAAGACGATGCGGATTTAATTATCCAGAATTGGTTTGAAGACAATGAAGGTAACGCATCTTCACTACTGAAAGAGTTCAGTTCGCTGGTAGAGGAAGCCTACCAAAAGAGGAACATCGAGATTGAAGACCATCTCCGCTCTACATTGGACATGGTTAAGAAGAAAGTTGGAGGTGATACAAAGAGAGAAGCTCGTCCGACTACTAGCGAAGATGTTGACATGCTCGGTGCCCGCCGCGAGGCGGTCGAAGAGTACATGGCGAAGTTCGCTGAGAAGCTGGACAGCAGCATCCTCGCCCGTGTCTGGTATGCCATCAAGGATGTACTGAACAAGCTGGGTGTGAAGTTCGAGGACGACATCGTCCGCTATCTCGTGTCTCAGGCCCGCAGCACCGTGCGCAATGGTTCGTCCATGTTCACGCCCAGCACCTTCGCGCTCAACCTCCAGACCGTGATGACCAACAACGGCACGGGTAGGTTCAGTCAAGACTCGGTCTACTCTGCGCAGCATTCACTGCGCAATCAGCTTGACCTTCTCCCTACGCCGCCCGCCAGCATGGAGGAAGCGACCAACACTCTCAGGGACCTCAAGATCGATAACCTCGACAGGTTCGAGAGGTTCGTGCGCAAGTTCCTGCGTCTGGGTACTTACAACGCTCTGCGCAACCATGGGGCAAACATCGCTGAGCATCTCAAGGACGCCATGCGCACGAACGCGGCGAAATTGTACAACACGTATAATGAACGTCTCGCCAAGCTGCTGGCACTGACGGGAAACTCTCGCCTCGTGGTATCTTATGCCTTGGTGATTAGCCGCCGCATTGCCAGCCCCCGGTTCAAGCTGGATAAGGAACTCCGCAACGCTCCTCTGCTCATCCTCGGTGATGAACGTCTGGACGGTTCCGGGCGTGACACGAAGGTTGACGAGGATGTACTCAAGAGGCTCCTCGCCATCGGCACACTCTCCAAGAAGGAACTCGAAGACGGCGCGGAGATCACCTACGAGGAAGCCGTCGAAGGTAACAAGACCAAGAAAACCACTGAAAAGATCAAGGGTCTGAAGGAAGAACTCAAGCGTGAACTGACCGACGACGAGTATGACCGCTACGTCGAGACGATGCGGAACCTTGCCGACCTCCATGTGGAGCGCCTGAAGGCGCAGTTCGACAATTACTTCCTGTCTGAGAAGGTATCCACCAAGGGTATCAACAGGATACTCGCCAACAAGGAAGTGACAGGCGACGACGCCAAGTTCGTCAAGGACATCGTGAACCACGCCAAGAAGCTCTTCGTGGATGACATGGAATATGACGAGCGCGGCCTGCCGGATGTCACGACCAAGACGGCAATGCGCATGGAGCAGTTCTTCAAGGCGGTCAACACGGCTATCGTGAAGAAGGAGTTCACCGACGACCTGAAGAAGGACGTGCGGGAGTTCTATTTCCCGAAGCCGACGAAGAAGCTGACGAAGGAAGAGGAACAGGCTAGGGCCGAAGCCTTGGCGAAAGGTAACGAGAAGTCCGAAGCCGCCATCAAGAAGATTGAGGAGTTCCGTAGCCGCCGCAAGGAGTTCACCGGCCTCGAAGAGCAGAGCGTAATTTATACTGTGCAGGACAAGGTCAAGGAGATCGTCCTTGCTGACGCCGCATTCGAGCGGGCGCAGATGTTTGTGCGCAGGTCCATCGCCTCGTCGCACGTCCCGCTGTGGCGCGAGGGCAAGTTCCAAGTCCGTGTCGAAGCGCAGATCAACGGCAGGACGGTTCAGCTTCATCCCGACGTGCAGAGCAAGATGATCTACAGCTTGGCTCCTAAACTGTCGGATGCTGAAAATCAGGCGGCGTTCTACAACGACGCTATGAAAGATATCGAGTACAGCGGCCTTGTCAGGGACGACGCGACCGGCGAGTACAAGACGCAGACCTTCAAGCTGTTCGCCCGTGCATCTCAGGCCGTGGATACTGTCTCATCCGATCCGTCGCTGGATATTGACAACTTCCTCTATGTGTCGCGCGTCCTTGGTATCCCGCTGGCTCCTGACAAGCACGCCAAGGCGATCACCATGCTTACGGCTCCGGGCAGTGCGCTTCGCAAGTCGCTGAAGTTCGATGACTCCCCCGGCTACGACCCCAGCAGGACAATCGACGCTGTTGCCCGCCACGTCACCACGCGCTCGTCGCTCATCGTGAAGACGCGCTTTCAGCCGCTACTCCGTGATCTCATGGATCAGTCCTCTGAGACAGGCAAGAAGTGGTTCGGTGATAAGGAAGCAGTCATCACTGCCAAGGAGCGCCTCGACGCCGCGACTGACCAGAAGCAGAAGGATTACTGGCAGGACAGGCTCACCAAGGAACTCTATATGTACGTCATTACCAACCCCGGAGCCAAGGGTTGGGACGGTAGCCGCTCGACGTTCAACAATCAGCCGACCAAGGCCAGTCTTGGTATGCGCTTCTATAGCGACACCGTCAAAGACTTCGACGCCATCAACGATGCACCCAACATCAACGAGTCCACGTTCGAGGGTAAGCGGTACGCTGCACTGGCAAAGATGATCACCAGTGTGGGCTTCCTCGGCGGTGTGATGACGCAGTTCGCGCAGAACATCATGTCTTTCTATACCAACGTGCTGCCGTTCCTCGCGTCTAAGGATAGCCAGACGGGCTTCGGTGGCGGCTTCGGCATGGCGGTCATGCCTATGTACCTGAAGTCCTTCAAGGACGTGGTTGGTTGGCGTGGACTTAATCCATTCTCTGATCCCATCGAAGATGCCAAGGCATTCGAGAAGGCCGCAAATGAGATCAAGGCCGCGCGTGACGCTGGCAACACTGCCAAGGAAGCTGAGCTTATCCAGCAGTACGGCCTTACCTACTACGAAGCTCTGAACATCGCCCGCGAAATCCGCGAAGGTAAGCTCATCCCGGCGCAGGCCAACGCCTTGCTGGAGACTGCCCGTGGTATGTTTACTGGTGCGTGGGCCAAGGGCTTCCTCAAGTTCTCTGACTGGTACATGGCTCCCTTCAACGTCTCGGAACAGGCCACCCGCCGCGCCACGTTCCTCACCGCATTCCGTCTGGAGTTCAACCGCCTGAAGGAAGCCGGGTTCGCAGAGGACAAGGCCAGTGAGATGGCACGCCTGTTCGCCGTCGATACGGTGGATAAGACGCTGGGCGAGTACTCCAACACCAACCGTCCTCCCATGTGGCGCGATGGCTGGATGTCTCTGCTGTTCGTCTACAAGACTTACCCCCTGACATCTTTGTCACTGTTCAAGAACCTGTCGCGCGGCGGCAAGCTCGGCATGTTGACCGCACTCTACGTGTTGGCTGGTGCTGCGGGCTTCCCACTGGTGGATGACATTGAAGACTTCATCGATACGCTCTCGCAGCGCCTCGGCCTTGATCTTGGACAGGGTCCCGCTGTGCGCATGGCTATTGTTCGTCAGCTTGAAGAAGTCTTCCCCGGCTGGTCCGACTTCATCCTGCGCGGCCCGATGAACCACTACACAGGTATGGACGTTGGCGCGAAGTTCGGTCTGGAAGACTTCATTCCCGGCACAGGCATCTTCCTCAAGGGTGCCAACACCACGCAGGAACTCAAGAGTATCGCTGGACCTGTGATCGGTATGGGTCTGAGCATCGGTGAATTTGTCTACGCGGCTGGTCGCGCCCCGCTCTCGTCTACCACAAACTTGCTTGATGTATCCCGCGAAGCGCCCTTCTCACTGGTGCGTGCCATTGGTGACAGCGTAGCTTACATGCAGAATGGTGCTATCGTGGACCGCCGTGGATACATCGTCTCGCCGGAAGTCAGTGCAATGACAGTGGCGTCTCGCATCCTTGGCTTCTACCCCGCAGATGCAGCACGGCAGTACGACTTCATCAAGTATGCTAACCGCATGAACTATGACTACAAGGAGGTGGGCACTGCCTACAAGCTGGCGTGGGTCAAGGCCATGATGACAGGCGACAGGGCACAGGCTGCACGCATCGTGCGCGAGGTCAACGACTGGAACGAGGCCAACAAGGGTGGGCCGGGGGTCATCCGCAACTTCCTGCGCAACGCCCAGAAGGCGCTTCAGGAAGCCCGCCGCCCTGCTGGTGAGAGGCTCCTCAAGTCTGCGCCTGTCGCGTCCCGCGCCAGCCTCGAACGCTTCTTGGACAACGTCGCACCGCCTGAGTGATGGTGGCCCGTATCGTGGAGCCTTACGGCATCGCGCTCTCCAAAGGATGAAACGAGAGCCTTAGCGGGTGCTGTTATATCTACCGACCTGCACCTGCGGCGAGTGGCCCGGATGAAGCCTACCGGACCACCTTATTGGCGTAGCGTGCTGCACGCTTGTTGACCTTCCGGCCATAGGCTACGCTGATCCCCTGATTGTGGCAAGCTGCGGCACGCCACAGATTGCGGGTCTTCCTCCAGCACATCGCCAGATGTTTCATTCCCGCGTCAGTCTGTGTCGCACAGGATGCTGCACGTATGTTCTTATACCCAAGCCCTCGCGCCGTCGATGGCAGGATTTGCAGTGGGCCTTTCTCCCCGGCAGCGCCAGTGCGTCCGCACTTCACGCCGCTCTCGACGTGGGCTACGCGAAGGGCGAAGTGAACGGGAACACCATGGCGCTTGGCCGCACTGATCACCAGTGGCTTCGCATCGGCACGCACTTCGGGTGCAGCAACCGCAAAGGCAAGAGCCACAGCCGTGGCAGCAATGATCTTCTTCATGCACGATCTCCTACGATATGACCTGAAGCTGGTTCAGGGTCATGTTGTCGATAGCACCATCAGCATCATCAAGGATGCTACGCAACCTGTCGTGTGCGAGGTTGACGCCCAGAACGTATATCTGACCCGGCTTCACAGGACAGTCCTTACCAATTGAAAATTTCTCAGATTTGGGTGTGGCGTTAATGCCACAAATGTTGAAGGTCTTGACGATGGCGTTGTAGTCACCGTGGTTGGTGTTCACCCACTGCTTGAAATGTTTCCTATCGATCATCATCGTGCCACTGGTGAACGGCTCACTGGGTGACTTGCGGTGCGCATCGATGCGCACGCGAATGCCGTTGCGCGGCATACGGCTGTAGTCCACCATTGGCTTGGCCTGACCCACCGTGTGCATCACCGTGACTGTCTCGCTGGCCGCATCGTTGAGATACGCCGCCAGCATGTCGAAGGCATCCATCTGGTTGGACTTGATCGTGTCGCGCATCGCGCCGATCTGGTTGAGGATAGCCCTCGTACATTTCTCGTAGTCGTACTGACTGAGGTTCAGCTTGCTGGCAAGCTCGTTGCCGAGATCGGCCTTAATGATGCCGTTCTCCCAGAAGCGTTCCTGCCCGGTGAACTTCGCATTGTACTTCTTGAAGAAGCGGACACGGTGATCTTCGACCATCGCCCTACAACCATCCTCGCCAAGCTCGACCAGATGCTTGATCAGCACCTCACCTGCGGTGCCATGGTTCTCAGCGAGGAAATCGTATATCTTCTTGCCAGCAGTCGAACTGTCGCTGAACATCGGCACTGCGTGCATGTTGATCTCCAGCAGTCGGGCAAGCTGCGCATCGGTGTCCATGCCCGAGGTCATCATCTTGGAGCCGAGCGATCTGTTGGATGAGGTCACGCACGGCAGACCCCACGTCTTGCCCTCTCTTTCCTCCGAGTTCTTATTGAGGCGGGCCTTGTCCTTGCCCTGAGTAACCCAGTAGCAGAAGTCTCCGACTTCCTTGTCGGGCATCATCGTCGCTTCATCGATGGTAATGGGCAGGTTGTTGTAGAACCCGAAGCGAGAGAACACGGCGTTCTGTGTGTACTTCGCCGTGAAGTGCAGCTTGTCTGGGATACCGTAGATCGACTGCATCCAAAGCTGCGCGATGGACTTGCCCGACCCCGTGGGGCCGCAGAGGCTGATCACCACGCCACGCAGACCGCTGAACTGGTAGAGCGGTGCGGAGAACGCCACGCCAAGGGCGAAGCCGTGGATCGGCAGGTTGGCCTTCTCAATGATGGACGTGAACGTCGCCCACTTCTGCACGTCACCCTTTACGTCAAACAACTTCTCGCCAAGCCGTTGCGATGTCGCTGCTAGGTTGATTGGCTCAACCACTGCGGAGCCACTGTCGTCGCGCCGGATCAACCGGTCACCGATGAGGAACTGGGTGTTGTTCTCCTTCCACCCCATGGTGGAGTAGAGGTTGGTGACCGCCTTGATCTTGCGGAGTTCATCCATGTATGCGCGGAGCATGTTTTGAAAACTCGCTGTCTGGTTCTTGCTGGCAAGGACGATACCTTGGTCAGCGATGGCTGTTGCGAACTCGCGGTTCTCTTGGGCCAGATATGCCTGACGGAAGCGGAGTTCCTTCCACCCAGAGTGCGGGCGGTTCCAGTGGTAGCGCACCACCTCGTAGCCCAGTGTCTCGTCGTACCCATAGCCTACCGGGTAGATGTCGAACTTGCACACGTCGATGTCGGTGCCATCCGTTACTTGCTTGATGCCATCCGCCGTGCGCTTGTAGGGCTTGGGGATCGGGACTTGGAACGCCACTTGATCCGGTGCGCTCTGCTCGACGGTGACCTCTTCACGCTGCAAGCCCAGCCGCGCTGGCGACCCGATGCGATCCTTGAAGCGGCACGACTTGCAGATATCCGGGCGCTCACTGTCAAACTTCGCACAGGTAGTCGGACCCGTGGCGGCGTTCTTCCAGTGGCCTACCTTGCGGATCGTCTCGTCTTCGCTGAAGGTGGGGTGGTCCTTCGACCACGCAATGGCGGTGTCTTCCGGGTTTTCGCAGAAGGCTGCGATACCCATCAGCCCGTACCACATAGGCTCGGGGACATCCTTCTGGTTCGACACGGCCCAGTTCACTTGGGCGCACTTGGATACGATGACATCCGGCTTGGCAGGCGGGTACTCTTGTCTTACGGATAACTTATCCAGCAGAGTAGTCTTGTTGTTAGCATTTGTACGCGAAGTAAAAGGAACGACATTAGCGACCACATATTTGCCCAAGCACTGTCGCATCGCTTCCACCGTGGTGGCCGGGGCATTGATCACCACCTTGACCTCGCCACCACCCTTGGGATTGATCGTCCCTGTGGGGCGCAGCACTCGCGCAGCATCGGCGGGCACTGCCGGGTCTACCTTGAAGCCATGCTGGCGGCACGCCGCCTTCAGCTTCTCCGCGATGGGCTTCCACTCGCCGGGTTCGAGTTCCTCCTCCAGCACCCAGTAGACGTGCCAGCCGTTGCCCGACGATACCACCATGGGCTTCGGTAACCCGGTGTCCTTGACGAACTGGCTCAGTGCCAGCAGCCCGTCCTTCTTGGTGGCGTACTTCTTTGGAGTATCTTCTCCACAGTCGATGTCGAGGAAGAATGCTTTAAGAGCCGACACGGCGTGAGCCTTGCGGGTGCCGTTCTCGTTGAACGAAGCGACTGCATAGTAGACGTTGTGGCCCTTGTCGCTCAGCGCGTTCGCAAAGGTCGCAAGCTGATCGATGGTGTCGAAGCTCCGCTGCTTCGGTTGCTGTCCCTTGTCGATCACGGTGACGACATACCAGCCTTGGGACGGCAGTACGTACCGCAAGAAGTCCAGCGTGTTCATGTTAACTCCTGCCCTGTGAGAGAGGCATGGGGGCCGCAGCCCCCATGAACGTGTGATGCTATCTTAGCTGACCAGCGCAAGCAACCGTTCGCGGCGCTGGGGAGGGGGAAGAGGCATGACCTCTTCCTCCCATTGCTTGTCCTTCATCAGGTCCAGCATGACCTTGACGACCTTCTTCACACGGGACGCTTGCGTTTGTCGCATGTTCCCACCACGCACCCACAAGTAGTAGGTCATGCGCGATACGCCAATCGCTGCGGCCACGTCTGAAGAGCTAAGTCCAAGGCGGTTGCGCAGAAGCTCTACCTTGGAGAAGTCCAGCTTAGGCGTCTGCGTCATCGCTGGGCGCTTCGCTCAGCATGGCCGCGATCTCGTCTTCGAGACTGGCGTTCGCCTCGGGCACAGGCGCAGCCTTCGGCTTCGCGGCCTTCGGCGCGGCAGCGGGCTTGGCCGGGGCAGCGGCTTCAGCCTTGGCACCGAACCCACGCTTGGGCGCAGCAGCCGGGGCAGGGGCTTCCTCATCCTCGGCGGGCGCAGCCTTCACCAACTGGGGCTTGGGCTTCGCGGGCGCTTCGATCTGTGCCGGGGCGGGCCGCGCCTTTTCACCTGTCATCTCAGGAATAACAGGGTTGGCGAGGACCTCGTCCACCGCAGTGATCTCGTCCTCGGTCAGCCAGCCGCCGAACCCGAACTTGATCTTCGGGAACGAGGCGTTGGTGTCGAACCCGATGCGGGTGCGCACCAGTTCCGGGGCGATGCCACGGTGGCTCAGGTCCTTCTGGTACTGGTTCAGGTCCTTGAGCGCAGCCGGGGTCACCAGCATGAGGTAGACCGGGCCAGACGGATCGTCAGCAGATACCACAGCGATGCGCTTGCTGTCGCTGCACGCCTTGAGGTCCTGACCCTGCGGCCCCTTCTTGGAACCCCATGCGTTGTGCGGGCAGGTCGCGCAGAGATCGTTCTGCGGCTCGGCCACGTTGGCATCAGGGCGCACGCCGTCCATGGACGAGCAGTCGGGCGCGGTCGGTTCCGCATTGGGGTCCCACGCCTTGGCATAGAAAGTCTTGGACAGGCGCGGGTTGGAGCCGACGATCACCACATCGATGGTGGTGGTCTGGAGGACAGTCTCGGCATCGCCTTCCTTGATGCGGAAGCGGCCACCCTTGATGGAGATACGCGGCCACGTTTCTCCGTTGGAGATACCACCCACAAGCTTCTCTGCCAGCGCAGAGGGCTTGCCGATGCGGTTCGCAAGATGCGCCGGAACCTTGGCGTCGAGAGACACGATGTTGCTCATATGATTTCTCCTGTAATGAGCGGTTAGATTTTAAGTGAGCCGGAAGCGTAGCCGCTGGTATTCAGGGCATTGACGCCGCCACCGCCGCCAACGGTGACAGGGTTGACATCATTGAACCCCATCTTCGCCAGCGCCTCGGTGTTGACGATCTGCTTCGCCACGTCGAGCGGTGTCGGGCAGAAGGTGATGCGGGCGTCCTCACGGTATCCGTTCGCACCAAACTTGTGGACGAGATACCCGTTTTCGATCTTGTAGATCGACATCATGGGCGGGCCACCATTGCTCACCACATGAGGGACGCTGTTCTCATCACGGGCAACTCTGCCGATCCAGTTCTTCAGTGCCCTGATCATGCTGCCTCCACGCGCTTCGTCGGCTTACGGACGTTGACTTCCAGCCGGGTGCCGTACATCACGCCACTCGGCACGGACTTGTGCGCATCGATGTAGCCGCGCACAGCCGTCTTGCTGATGCGCTTCTCAAACATATCATACGCATCATTGTCCTTGACGAACTTCACGACTGCATCCCAATCCTCGACGCTGGCGAAATCGACAGTCGTCAGGAAGGCCGTGCCGTGGTTGGTTTTGAAGGACGTGACGCCCTGCTCGTCGGCCTTGTTCTTGATCCAAGCTTCGAGCTTGTCGAGCTTGGCGTCAATGACGCCGACCTCTTCCTCAAGTTTAGCGCGGATGGCGCTCTTCTCATTGCGGAGCCGCACATACAGTGCGACCACATCGTCCACAGTCATGGTCCTTTACCTCGTTGTATCCTGTTGGATCATTTCGAGCAGCAGACCTTGGAGCTTCTGCTTGCTCTGGAGACGGCTGTACATTTTGTACTCCAAGTCCGTAGCTTCGATATGAACCACATTGGATGCGTGCTTCTTACCGATGCGTTCGACACGTCCGTTAGCTTGGACATATTGTTCATTGCTGGTGATCGGCCCGTACCACACGATGGTTGACGCCGATGTCAGTGTCAGGCCGTGCGCCATGGTAGCCGGGTGTGCGATCAGCACCTGCGGATGCGGCGAGTGCTGGAAGTTCTGGAAGATTTCGTTGCGCTTGTTGCTGCTGACTTCTCCGTTGACCACGCCTACGGTGTAGTCCTTGCCGATCTCGCGCTCCAACATACGCAGTGTACCCGTCAGCGGCACGAACACGATGATCTTGCCGCCCGCCTCTTCGATCACTTCCTTGACGGCATTGATGCGCGGCGAACAATCGAGTTCGATATTCTGACCATCTTCTCCATAAGCAACACCGCAGGAAATCTGGATCAGCTTCTGCATCTTGACGGCTTCGTTGACGGCGGTGATCGCGCCCTCCTCGGCCTCGGTGATCAGGTGGCGGATCATACGGTCGTAATGCTTGCGCTGATCCGGCGTGAGTTCTACCTGACGAGTTTGGAATACGGTGTCGGGCAGATCGAAACACTCGTCGCGGGTATAGCGGATCGCCGGGTGCAGCACATGGCGCACGATCTCCACGCTCTCGGGGCGGGGCACCCAAGTGTACTGCCTGATCTTCATCATCACCTGTTCGCGGAAGGCGGTGTAGGTCTTGGGGATGAACGGGCTATCGACCAGCCGCGCCAGCGCCCACGCATCCGATGGTTCATTCGGTGTCGGGGTTCCGGTCATCAGCCACAGGCGGGTGTCGGGGTTGCGGGCCATCCAGTTACGGACTTCCTTGAAACGTCTTGTGCTGGGGTTCCGCAGTACAGCAGCTTCGTCCACGATGAGCAAGTCAAACATATCATGGCACTCGTCGGCAATGATCCCGAACCCATCATGGTTGATGATGTAGAAGTCGGCCTCGGTCTTGAGCAGCTTCTTGCGGCGCTCTGCGCTACCATGAAGCACCACGCTCTTGCGTGAGACAAAGTTGGTGAAGACAGCGTCATCCCAGACGCGCTTCAGCGTTGACAGGGGCGACAGGATCAGCACCTTCTTCACCGCGCCAATCGATATGAGATAGTCAGCCGCCCACAGTGCGCTCTGCGTCTTGCCCGTGCCAATGTCGTTCAGCACGATGGCTTTCTGATTGAGGGTCAGGAAGGACGCCGTCTGCTTCTGATGGTCATAGGGTTGGAACCGTCCCTGCCAGTCGTAGAAGTGGAGGATGGGAGACGGAACATCGAAGCCCAGAGCTTGCAGGGCCGATGCCTCTTCGAGCCGCAGCGGAACCACGACCGCTTCGTTACCCTTGATGTTGACTTGTTTGGCGGAAGGAACCGCTTCGAGTACCCGGTGCGGGTTACTCAGTTTCAGCAGAAGCGCCCTTGCTTTGGGAAGCACCAGCATTCAGGTAGTCCTCTAACAGTTTCAATGTTTCAACATCGCAAACGACAAAACACTTGCCACCAGCGGCTTCGATCTTAGCCATACAGTTGCGCTGCAACTGGGTGGGCTTCTTGGTCCTGTCGGCTTTGACTTCGATGCCTACGAACTGGCCTCGCACAATCGCCACACGATCAGGAATACCAGCACGTCCGTAAGGTCCAGCTTGTGGGCTGTAGAACCATACCTTGTACTGGTGGAGAAGCTTATCGACCCTAGCCTTGATCTTTCCCTCTGGTGTCATCGAAGGTAATTCCGGTTTACATCGTTGTCAAGTTACTGGGCAGAAGGACACAGGTGTCGTGCAGGGCAGAAACGGCACAATCCGCTGGGGCGGGCGGGCCAATTATCTGTTTCTACTGACTTTTCTATGCGCTTAATCTGTGTAAGGAGTTTCGTCCACAGTGTTGCGGCATCCTGTCGCATGTAGACTTCGCGGTCCATGGCCTTGTCCTTCAACCAGACGAAGCCCACGGCGACACGCTCGACCTCTGGGTAGTGCGTGAAGATTTGCAGGGCATAGAGTTCAAGCTGATCGAAGTCGGGTTTGCGCTTGCCGGTCTTCCAGTCGAGGACCTTTGCATCCTTCTGATTTATTACCAGTACGTCGATCTTCGTGCGCAGCCATGCGTCATCGTCAGACCATCCGGTGGGCTTGAGTTCGACGTTCAGCGTGAGTTCCTGTTCGACCAGCAGTTCGCCCGCGCCAAGGCTGTCGATGATCGCCGTGGTCAATGGCTCGTAGTGCGCCGCCTCCTGCGGAAGCTCGGTGTTCGTCTTGAGGCGGTCCTCCAAGAACTTGTGGATGCGCTCACCATGGTGCGTGGCTTCGCTGCCGGGGTCGCTGACCGCCTTCCTGATCCGCTGGTGGTAGTATCTCAGCGGGCAGTTCATGTACATCTTGATGGACGAGTAGGAGTGGGTCAGCTTGGTCATCGCACTTCAACTCCCGCTTCGAGGAACATCACACGGGCAACGTCGAACTCCTCGTCGGGCATGGAAGTCGTGCCGTTGCCGATCACCACCGTGGTGACCCCCGCCTGTATAAGCGAACGCGCACAGCGCGAACAAGGGTGGTGTGTGACGAAGGCGGTGCCGCCCTTGAGCTTGGCCCCCACCCGTGCAGCTTGTGCAACCGCGTTCTCCTCGGCATGGCTAGTCCAAAGATATTTTGCAGGACGCTCCATGCGCTCGCTCCTGTCTTGGACGCCACGAGGTAGGCCGTTGTATCCGGTCGCTGCCACGACCTTGTCCTCGGTCACAACCACGCAGCCGACCTTGGTGCTGGGGTCCTTCGACTTGCTGGCGACAAGCTCAGCCATCGACATGAAGTAGTCTTTCCAAGACGGGGTCATTCGCTTTCCTTTGCTGTGTGATAGGCTTTAATGATTATGTCCCGTGCGACTGTTGCAGGTGGTTTATCCTGCCTAACAGCTTCGTCCATGATCCACGAGACGATGAACTCAGGGAGCAGCGGCGAGATGACTTGGTTCCATCTCAGCGCCCGCTTGATTGCCATCGACACGTTGGGCTTGCTGCACCCCATGATCTTGGCGATCTCGGTGACCGTCTTCTTCTCTACTGTGTAGAGCCTGATGATCTCATCGCGGAGGGACTGGCGCTTCATAGGGGGAGCACCTCCATGAGTACTGTAGCGACTTTGTCCCACAGCTTGTTGGTGCGGTTCGCGGGTTCGGTAAGTCCGTGAAGGCGCAGGACAGATGCGATCTGCCGCAGTTCGTCATGCACCTCGTAAAGCAAGACCAACTCTGCTTTCTCCCGCTTCTCCAACGCGGCGTGCGCCCGCTTCAGATCGTGGTACTGCGACATGAACTTGCCGAAACTGTTGTGCCCCCTCACCGCTCTGTCTCCTTCAGGACTTCCCACATCTTGTCAGCCAAACTGTAGTAGCCCGCGACTTTCAGCACACCGATGACCAACGCTAGGCCATTGCGCAGCATGAGTACGTCTGCCTCTGCCTTGCGCAGAGCTTCGCCCAACGCGCGGTTGACGACTTCGAGATCAGCTTCACTCACTTGGCATCTCCATAGTTGTAGCCAATATCTGCTTCGCAAGCGACAGGGAGGTCCGGTGCCCACGACGGAGGGGTGGACATGCACTGCATGATGAACGCCTTGGCTTCCTCGGCCTCGTCCTCATCGACACAGCACACGATCTCGTCATGGACTTGAAGCACGATTTTATACCGCTTCGCAATGGCGACCATCTGGCCTGTCACCACGATCCTCGCCAATGCTTGAACTATGTTTTCCGTAACCTTGCCGCCGTAGATGCGCACCCACGGCAGACCATCGCTGCTGTCGCCTGTCAGTCTGTTGACCACCGCCTTGCGGTAGCTCCTGCCGTCAGCAATGTAGAAGTACCCGTCGCCGCTCTCGCTGGCACGCAACAGCGGATAAGTAATAGGCAGTCCACTGGGGAGGATGATGGCGTTGTCTTTGTAGTCGAGCATGGAGCGCATGGGCAGGACCTGCCCGCTGCGCTGACCCACGAGATCATCCAGCACGCGCCCGCAACGGTTCCAGAACCCGGCGATGCGGTGGTTCTTGTTGCGGTATAGGTGGACGATGCGCTGCGCATCCCCGGCTTCGATCTCCACCTTGATGCCGCCCTGCCCAAGGGCCAGCGTGTCGCGGAACTTGAGGGCACCCATACCGTAGCCCAGTCCAAGGATGCAGGTCTTGCCGACGAAGCGTTCCACCTTGTCGGCCTTGGTGACCTTCTTGCCATAGACCTCACTGGCGAACTCGGAGTACACGTCACGCCCCTCGCGGAAGGCTTGCAGCAGATCGTTCTGTTCCGACACCCATGCCACCATACGGGCTTCGATCTGCGAACTGTCGCTGGCGATAAGAACTTTCCCCTTGGGGGCGCAGAGGGATTTGCGCAGGGCACCACCGCGAGGGAGGTTCTGGAGGTTCATCTTGTCGCCACCGCTGAAGCGTCCGGTGTGCGCTCCGTAGTAGTTCAGCATGATGGGCAACGAGCCACGATTGGATACGCCGATAAGAGACTGAGTACGGGATTGTTCAATGGTGGACTTGACGCCAAGCCGTGCGGCCACGGCGTTCTGCACCCATGGGTCCTCGTGTTCCAGCAGGGCGGTGAACGCCTTGTCCGTCTTGCTGAAAGCATATGCAGCCTTGCCCGTCTTGGGGCTGACCTTCAATGGTGGGAGAACACCAAGGGTAGAGAGGAAGTTGGCGAACTTGTCGTTGCTCATCAGCATGGACTTGGCTTCTTCCTCGGTGCAGTCCAGTCCAAGCTGACTGACGAGATCGGTCTTGCGGTTCACCACATCGTGAAGGTGCTGGTCGAGCAGCGCCCGGTCCAGTTCAATGGTTGGCTCAGTGTACATGCGCATGGTGATGTCGATCACCCGGAGTTCTTCAGGGGTGAACCGCCCCTTCATCTTGTGGAACAGCTTGTATGTCAGGTCCACATCGTTGACGCAGTAGGATGCGTAACGCTTAAGTTCTTCTGGCGAGAAGTCATTGCGGCGCTTGCCCATCGCGTTGATCACTTCGTCGCCCTTCGCGCCCAACTGGTAGTGCGAGACGAGGTTCTTGAGACTGCCGCCGACCGTGACGTTGTGCAGGGGCCGCGCCATGGAGAGCGTGTCCAGCCAGAGCTTGGGCTGGATGTGGAAATGCCACGACAGGATGGCACCGTCGAAGGCGGTGTTATGGCAGAGGATCGCCTTGTTCGTGTAGTTGAGCGACCGCAGAAAGCGACCGGGATCGCTGCCGCTGTACCAGTCAGTCGGATGGTTGTTGACCTTGATGCCCACGCCGATCACCTCGAAACGGATGTCGCGCACATAGGCTTCAGTGGTCATCTTCGACAGGGAGTACTCCCGGTCATAGTAGGTTTCAAAGTCAATCGTTACGATGTCCATCGGGGTCCAGTCCTGTGAGGAGCCTATACCTAACACGCAGTTCAGCGTACTTGTGTTCCATCCGGTCGAGCTTGGTGCGTATGTGGATAAGCATTACCACAAAGTACACAGTTGAAGAGAGCAACAAGATCGTCTGCGCCATCACGTCACCATCTTCTTGGTTGCGGCGCGGGTATCGTAGTACGCCTTCAGTATCTCGGGGTGCGCCCCCTTGAGGAACTCAAGAAGATCAGCCATGGCGGGGATCAGTTCTTCGAGGTCCTTGACACGGGTGCTGAGTTCACTGATCTGCAACTTCGCCAAGTCACTCCCATCGACGAGCAGGTTGTTGGCTTGCTGTATATGATTTGCCCACTCTTGCAGTTTGTTGGGGAGCACCACGGGGTAGTTGTTCGAGCGGTAGTCGTTGAACGTGATGCTCTCGCTACCGTACACTTTCAAGTTGGATACCATCAGCGCATCCTCTTCTTGATGTCGGCCAGCACGAAGTGCGGCCAGTGCGACTGGCTGCGCGGTGACACGGATACAGTGATCCGTGCGGTTCGTCCTTCGCCGTTGGCGACTGTCACCTTGAAGTGCTTGCCTGTCTCTACGTTGAGCATCTTATACCCACCGCCTTCGATCACCTTCTTAAGCTGTCGGACTGTCAATGTCATCGTCGTTCATCCTGATTACGAGCTTACCGCCCAATGCGTTGATCACTGCTTCGATGTCGGAGAGCTTGGGATTATTCTCCCCGCTCCTCCACTTTCGCATGGCGCTGGAAGAAACGCCAGAGCGTTGCGCGATGTCCTCCTGACTGGCGCGTTGCATATTGGTCTGCTGCCATATCCACCGCACGAAGCGGTGGACGGCCCTACCCTTGGCGGGTTCCTTCGCACGCTGGTAGGCTTTCATGGTATATCTTTCTTCAATACATCCATCCCGACCACAAGTGCCAGCATGGCATTCGTTATCTTCTTATACCGCTTAGAGAAGTCGTCTGTATTCAAGGCGTCCTTGAGATCGCTGTGTGCATTCATCATGGCGTTGAACGCCATCTCAGCGCGGGTCATCTTCGGGTCAGTCATGGTCTGTTATCCTCACCTAGGCCACGCAGTGTGTAACTCAGAAGAAACAATATGCAGCAGCCAGCGTGGGCAAGGTGCGACAAACCTGTCTCGGGGTCCTTCCCCTCACCCCTCCACCATGCCCACATATGGCGCATCAGCGCAGCGAAGGGGCGGTTCCACTTCATACCCTTCTCCCAGTTGCGCTCACCGTACTTGACCGCGCCGAACTGCAAGACCTTCACGATCTCTTCGATGGCATCACCCGGTAGTAAATCGTATGGTAGCTTGCCGTCATCGAACTTCTTGCCTTCAAGTGTCACTTTGCATCCTCCGTTGTGACGTTGTAGCTCTTCTTGACGAAGCCCTTCGAGGCATCGCCACGCATGTGGTGCCGCCGCATATAGCGGAAGCGCCCGCACTTGGTGCAGTCCCAGTGGTTCTCTTCGTCCCCACGCTTCTGCCAAGTATGTTCGCAGTTGCGGGTTCCGTGCCGGTGAGCGTAGTGTGCTGGCACTTCGTGTGCCCTGCGGGTTTCCCCGCTGCCGGAACTCATGGCCTTGCGGATTTGAACCGGGCTGTCGAGCGTGATGGTCACCACGTTGTGCGCCATGAAGGGGCGAGACTTACCACGGTACATCGTCCGATATGCGGGCTTCTCGGTGAGCGCGATGGCTTTCTTCTGGTGCAGGAGCAGCAGGGCTGCGGCGTAGATGCGGGCTTCACCTATGTGACCGTCCATCACCGCTTTGGTTTGCAAGAGTGCGACCGATGTATCCCCGTAAAACATGGGTACGAAACGGCCAGCAAAATTCCTACGCTGCTCGGGGGTCAGGTCTACATATGTGGAACCCAATACATGAAGCACCTGCTGATCCAACAGATCGCTTCTGAGGTTATCCCCCCACTCTTTTGCAATACGACTAAACCCATAGACTCCTGCCAACGTGTCAGCAACGTCACGGCTACATACGACTGTGTTAGTCCTACCTGCGTGAGATAAAAACCCAAGCTTCCAATCAGCTTTCTTACCAGCTTGTGAACCCGCACGCCCAATGCCGTCGATCACAGCGTCAATCTCTACCTCCACATATGTTGTGGGGTATGGCTCAATAGCAAACTCAATTTGCTCTGCAATCAAGTCTGCACACGTCCGAATGAACTGACCCAGCTTGAACGAAGCATCACGGTCGAACACATAGCAGCGGGCTTGCGGTGCTATAGACTTCATCCGCTTACTGGCCTCGGGGTGCAAAAGCGGACCCCACTTGGCGACAGGCAGTTCCTTGATATCATCCAGCAACATGGTGAACTTCTCCTTTGTCCCAGATAAACGTGTGGATTGGCTCAGCGCAGACAGGACTAAAGATACAGGCGACCTCGGCAGCTTGCGCTGCCGTAGCACCCATGGCAAGAGCGCCGTAGGCAAAGTCGCGGCCCTCACCGAATGCACACTTGGTTATGCCGTGGTCAATTGCAAAGGGCGATGCTTCATATCGCCGCACCCCGTTGGGGTCGATGACCACAAGCTCGGCGTCCCGGTGATACAGTACGGCTGGCGGAAACTTATCCAGCGTAGCGCCGTCGATGTACCACTCAGCGAGAGCCACAACATGCGAGGCAAGCCCAGCCCCAGTGATAAGCTGGTTGCGATGCACCCACCACTTCTTGATACTGTGCGTTGTCGTGCCAGCGACAGCGCCGCTGTCCACAGCGCATGTAGCTCCGTCGAATACGATAACAGTCACCACCCCTGCTCCTTGGTTATTACGAGGAACACGATGAACGCGATGAAGCCAGCGCATCCACCGACGAGAACTGCCAGTGCCATATCTGTCTGCATGTTTAGTTACCTTTGCTGTTGATGAGTATGTCCACTGCGGAGATGGCCCGCAGATATTCAGTCTTGTTCTCCTCGAACTTGGCTACAGCATGGACGATGGTCGTATGGTCCTTGGAGAGGAACCGCCCAATCATGGGATAAGACATATCTAGGCGGTTGCGGTAGACCACCCAGCAGAAGTGCTGGCGTGGCACCACGATGCGCTGCTCACGGCTCTTGGATTTGAGTTCCTCCTCGGTCACACCGTAGTATAAACATACGGCACGCAAGCAACGCTTCATCGTGTAGATGGCGCGGTTGTCCCGCGCCATCTCTTGCACCTGTTTGTGAACATCAGGGAAATGGTACATCAGATAATCAGCCCTCACATACTTAAGCATATTCAAGGAACACCCCGAACTCACTGCGCAAGCGGTTGCGATGTTCGTCAATCGTGCGCTCGAACTCCGCAGCCAGATACTCGTAGCCCATGCTGCCGTTGGGGTAGCGGCAGAGATAGTTGAACAGTTCGTCTGGATACTGCCCGTCCTTCATCCACTGGGCAAGCTGCGGCAAGCCGTACTCATACTCGCCCTTGCTGCGCACACCCAGCTTCAGCCGGGAGAGAACGCCCATGCGGTACTCACGCAGGGTCTTGAGCCATACCTTGCGGGCTTCCTTGTCGGTGTTCTTGTGCCTGTCAGTGCGGGGGTTGATGCACTGCTGGGTCTCCAGATTGAACTGGATGCCGCCGAAATACTCGGGCAGGTCCTTGAGGTATTTGTAGTTGACGAGGTAGCCAATGCGGTAGCGGCCCTGCCCGACACGGTAGACGCCAAAGGGGAGAAAGCGGGTCATGGTATAAACAAGGCTGGAGCAGACGGTACGCAAGAACGTATCGGTATCAATGGTGAAGGTGATCACGTCATCCTTGGTGATCCGTGCGAAGGTCCGTTCGTGCATGGTGAGGCGGAAGCTGTCGTCCCTATCTTTGAACAGGCGCACGCCCTTGCCGTGCAGGGGCTTGCCCTGCACGGGGTTTCGCACGGTGGTAAACGCTTCGACGCAGTCGGCGTAGCTGTGGATATCGTAACCCATGGTATGTTTCCTTTAGCGGTTGAGGAACTTGCTGAGTGCGATGTCGGTCGCCAACTGCTTGAGATGGGGGTTGAGTTCCATCTCGGCGCTGGTCAGCTTGTGCTGCGGCACATCGGTCTTGCCTCGCGCCGCTGCTGGTAACAACTCCACCAGAGGAGGGAATGCCTTGATGGCCGGGGGTAGTGACACATACCGCTTGAGGATTTCGCGCACGGCCTTCTGCCCGTTCTCGCGGATTTCCATGGTGTCATCGATCTGCTTGCGCCACGACAGGATACCGTCCACGATCTCCTCGGTCATGGGGGTGCGGTTAACTATGAACCGCCCATAGTCATCAGCGGTCATGTTCTCATTACTGGGGTGCGACATACCAACCAGTCGCCTACCGGAGAGCGGGAACCGGAGAACGATCTTGCGATCACCAACCTTGCTGACCTCAATGACATCGCCCTTGGGAAGGAACCCGGCTGGTATGGCTTCCATGCTGGAAAGATATGGACCGTAAGCGAGTTCGTAGAGCCTGTCGCCAACGACAGGCCTCTGCCTCTCGAACTCCTCGAACCGCTTGCGGTAGAGGTTGGTAATCGTCTCGACCACTTGGCCGATCAGCTTGTCGGAAATCCGAACCGTCATGTCAGTTATCCTCTATCTTGAATGAATGTGTATCAACTTGCACGACCTCGGCTTCGCCTCGGCCAACCCGGCACACCGCATCATGCAGTGCGTAGAGATCGTCTCTCGTCCTGCGCCACTCCCAGTAATAAAACAGGGCTAGGGCGCAGGACATCAGTGCGATCACCTCCATCACATCTTCACCACTTCACCCCACGGGGCGCTGTCGCTGTAGTTGCTGACCCAGAGTACGGGGTACTCGGGCACAGGGCCAAAGTCGGAGCAGCACAGATCGGTCAGCACCACGCAAGCGACCGGGTGAATGTCGTTGCTGGTGATGTACTCGAAGATCGGAGAGAAGGCAGTGCCGCCAGTCTCAGGGGAGGAGAGCTTGCCGACCTCATCGTCGGGCATGAACACCTCGTACTTGCAGACCTCATGGTGGAAGTAAATCACATGCAGCTTCTCCGGTGCGCCGTCAGTGTGGATGGCGCGAAGCTCGGCGGCGAACTCGTTGAGTTCCTTGTCGCCAATGGAACCGGAGCAGTCGAGTGCAACCACCATCTCGCCAAGGCGTTCGCCAGTACGAGACGGCAGGTACATACCCTGCGTGAAGAAGCGACGATTGGGACGGGCGAAGGTACGCTCGTCGGTCTTGGCCTTCATCACGAAGCGGCGCAGCACATCGCGCCAGTCCACCTTGGGTTGGAGGAACTCACCAACGATACGCTGGAGTGCAGCAGACAACTTACCTGCTGCACGAGCGGCCTGTGCTGCCTGTGCCACGGTGACCTTGAGATCAGCGATCTGCTGTTCCTGATCAGTGGCGCTGCCGTCAGCCTCTTGGATATCCTGACCGATACCACCATCGTTGGGGCCACCGTTGAAGTCGCCGCCTTCGCCATCCTCAAGGATGTTATAGATACCGTCAGTGCTGCCGTTGCCAGCATCGTAGATCGACTTGTTGAGCAGTCCACCTTCGATGAACTTGCCGATCTTCTCGTCGGTCAGAAGCTGGTTGATGACGTAGTCACCAGCACGGTTCCACTTGCGAATGTCACGCCCGTTGAGGCGGAACATATGCTCGAACATGGGGTGGAATACCTCGTGCGCAACGAGGAACTTAAGCTGCTCGTCGCACAGGTCCTTGATGAAGTTGGGATTGAACTTGACCCACTTGCCATTGGTGCAAGCAGTCGGGATGCTATCATCCAGCATCATGGGCATGTTGAGTGCCAGCGTTCCAATGAACGGCTGTTCGAGGATCAGCGCGGTACGCGCCTTGGCAAGTCTACGTTCGAGGTTCATGGTGTAAATATCCTTTGTGTTGTCGAGGGCTGGGATTGTCGCACGGCGGGCCGTGCAGGTCGATGCGACAGATCGTCGCGGGGTCCGTCAATTTGTGATAACTTCCTCCACCACCACGGTCTGATTGCGGTAGCAGTCTTCGATCAAGTCGATGATATCATTCATCAGCCCGTCAGCGTTCTTGCCACGCCTGTCTGCCACCATGAAAGCCAGCAGTGCTATAGCTTTGGCGAAGGCGAGGATGACCTCGGCGTCCGTAGCATTGTCCGGTGGCAGCGAAAGAAGTTCCGGCACCAGCTTGTGGACGAGGTCCATGTCTGGACTATTGCTCATTGTATGCTCCTGTCAGTTTCTTGTGAACATATTCTCGGTAAGCCTGCCAGTATAGCATCAGTTCTTGCTCATGGCACTGGTAGTAAGGAACGTCACGCAGCATAGGCGTCTCGACGCCCAGCAGCATGACCTTGGCGAAGATCAGCTTGGCCTCTTCCTTGCCGGGATAATCGAGTGGGATTTCGATCACTTCATGGCCCTCAGTCGCTTGGTGACCTCCAGCCGGAACCGCTCCCAGCGTTCCTTCTTCTCGCGCCGGGAGAGTTGGTCATAGGGTTTGATCTCTGCCCAGTGCATACCGTCCTTATCTGTCATAGTGACAGCGTGCCGGGGTATGTCGATACCCAACAGGCGAAGGGTTGCGAGGATCACTCGCAACCGCTCCATACCCGGCCACTTTTTCGGCAGTTCGATCACAGACCACCCATGAACGCCGCCATCTTGTCCATGATGGCCTTGGCCTCATCGATCTTGGTGGCGCGGAGCTTATCGTTACCGACAACGGCGTCCTTGTTGAGGTTCGCCAGCTTCTGCTCGACCTCATGGCGCATGGCTTCGAGGTTGGGGTCATCCGCGAAGTTGAGGCGCGGCAGCAGTTCGCACAGGTCCTTGACGTGTTCGATGCTGCTCTCATGGAAACGTGACTTGGGATCGTCTACCTTAACCATCTTATCCACAAGATGTTCCACCTTGTCGTAGAGCCGCTGCCATACATCCTTCATTGCGGAAGCACTGGCGTCCTGCACACGGCGCTCCACGTCCTGCTGAATACGCGCCAGTTCCTCGCCGCCAAGCTGAACCCGGAAATCGTTGGACGGTACGGGGAACACAGCCATATCCATCCTGAACTTGGCCGCGATCTGGCTCTCGTGGGGGTAGTCCTCCTCACGGTACAGCGAACCAAGGAACCGCTTGGAGTCGGCCTTCAGCGTGGGGAAGTTGGCGACGAACAGGTTCTTGAGCGTCTCCCACTCGGCCTTCTCCTTGCGGAACTCGTTGATGAAGTTCAGGTAGTTGGCAGTGGGCAGCAACTGGGTGCCTTCGATGCCCCATGCCAGCGTGTTCTCGTAGAACTTGTTGCGGATATAGCCCGCCTTCTGATGCACCATGGCGAGGTAGTCATTCGCCGGGAGCAGGGACTTGTGATAGCGGCCAACGGATGCGTTGACGCCATGAGCATGGGCCACCTCCTGTGTGGCCTTCTTGTCATGCTTTCGAGCGGTCCACTGGGAGATGGACAACTGGACGAGGAGAGCGCGGTCGGAGAGTTGCATGAGATATGTTCCTTGTAGAAGGTTAGGGGGAGACACCATTGTCTCCCCCGTACAGAGATCAGAACATCACATCGTGATGCTTGACAACCCAGTTGCTGAGCGCAGCCGTGTTGTGCAGTTCCTTGTCGCGCCGCAGCGCCATGCTGACCATGAGGACGGAGAACTCAGGGGGCATACGCTCAGCGTACTGGCACACCCGCTCAAAGTTGCCGACACTGGCACGCTGGGCGATGGAACCAGCGAGAGCGTACAGCGTGGCCGGGTCATTGGGCACGTCAGCCGTCTTGGGGTTCATCAGCACCACGTCAGGGTTGGGCAGCTTACGGGCGATCTTGAGGAAGGCCGTGAACTCCGTGGCAGGACCCTCGCCAACAGCGCCCATGAACACCTCGCGCTCGGCCTCCTTGGGCACCACGTCAAGGGCCGGGGAGACACGCTCAGCCCAACCACGGGGTGAGGCGTTCTTGGTACGCTGCGGATCGAAATCGTGCAGCAGTGCCGTCTTGAAGTTGATGAAGCTGATCACCTCGGGACGAACGCCGTTCTCGCTGGCCCATGCGGTCCAGTCCGTGTGGTGGGTGTCAAGGGTGAACTCGTACTCACGGTCAGCAAGGTGGCTCAGCACACGGTTGGCACCAGCACGGTCCTCCTGACGGTTACCCGTCGAGAGGATGAACCAGTTGTCAGCGAGGGGAACACCGTGAAGCTCACGCTCCTGAACGAGGTTGGCGAGAGCCTTCTGGAGATCGTTGCCAGCCTGATTGCGGTCATCGAAGCACAGGATACCCGGCACATCGTTGTCGTGCTTGGACCCCTTGGCCGGGAACCAGTCGGGCAGCTTGTAGTACAGCATCGGCTTGTCAACCATCGGCACACCAAGGTCCTCGACGGGCATGGTGGGCAGGTGACGCTGGAGGTACTGGTAGTTGAGCTTCTTGGCGACCTGCTTGATGATGGAGGTCTTACCGCCACCGGGGATACCGACGACGACAGCGGAGGACTTAACCTCCGACTGGATGAGGGAGCAGAGGGTGTCGATCAGAAGAGGTGCACGCATTGGTGTATATATCCTTGTTGCAGTGGTTGGGTTGGTCGAGGGCCGGGAGTGTCGCACGGCCAGCCGGGGCGGTCGATGCGGCACGGTGTCGCAGGGGGCCGCTGCCCCTGATATATCAGGGGCAGCAGAACTCGTTGAATGAGTACTCGAAGGCTACAAAACCATCTTCTTGACAGCGATGGCCGTCAGTATCTGAGGCTTCAGCGCCTTGAGTTCAGCGGGTGATACACGGGGGTCGGTAAGACCATCGGCTTTGAACGACGAGGTCAGCCTGCCAGTGGCATAGCCGTAAAGCAGCACGACCCTGCGCCCACTCCTATGGGCAATGACCTCCGCATACTTTGGCTTGAGATTCACCCTATGGATGACCCAGTCGTCCATCACGTCACCATCTTGGCGAGGGTGGGCTTGTTGAAGCTCGGCACATAGAGCCTTTTCTTATACCCAAGCCCCACGTTGATGGCCTTGTAGTACAACACCGCCTGATGGATGTTCCCCATGAAGCGATAGCGAGTGCGGTACGCACTGCGGTTCTTGCCCACCTGCACCAAGAACTCGGTCTGGTTGGTGTAGGCAATGCGCTTGCCGTCGAGGGTGACGTATTTGATTTCGATATCCATGATTTATTTCCTCTTACCGTTCTTGGCGCGATACTCGGCCAGCTTCACCGGGAACTCACTGACAAGGCCCATGAACACATGGGCTTCATCCTGATGCCTTGACATCCAATTATAGACCTCGGCATCCGCGATGATCTCAGGTTCACCACGGATTGCGCTCTTGAGCGTCAGGATAGCCAAGGGGAAATCGTTCTCGCTGTTCGCCAGAACTCCCCGAACGAACGCAACTCGTTCGAGAAACCTTACGGTCTTGTCGTGCTTGGCCTGTGCATGTTCGAGGTCACGCTTCGCATCAGCCATACGCTTTACGATATCATCCATTTGTTATCTCCATTGGGCGGGCTTGCCCCCACTACGCAGCCAGTTGCGCTGACTGCGTAGGAAAGGTTTCCCTTAAAATTTACCGTTGATGCGGGCCAAGGCAATATGCGGCGCGGCCAAGTACCACAGCTTATTTGTCATAGCCTTTGGTAGGCCAATACTACGGTCAAACGGTGCTTCATCGTCTAGGGCACGAGATAGCGTAGCGTAGTAGTGTTTGGTCTGGGTGTCGAAGCTGAACCGCCACTCGCGCCGATCTGCCTTGCGGCAGGTATCAACCATGATGATATCCATCCACTCGTCGTTACGCTGTATGGCTACAACCTTGAACTTATCCAGCATAGCGCACCTCATGCGAAGAACGTGAAGGTCGCCACATCACAGGCGAGAACGCCATACTGTGCGGCATCGTGCCACCGCATGAACTCGGTATCTTCCGATACATCCACACAGTGGCAGGACCCGTAGGTTCTAACCATATCGTTGACGAAGGCTTCAAGCTGAGCCTGATCCTCATCTTCAAGGCCCGTCTCATCGCCGTTGATGAGCGGTGAGGCCCAGTGCATGGGCAGCATGAGGGTGTAGGTCTTGATCTTGTGTTTAGCCATTGTTTGTTTCCTCCATGAGTTTACGGGCTTCACGCAGGGTGGCGAGAGCCTGACCCCGTGTGTCGTTATGTGTCTTACCAGAAGCATAGACCTCCAGCATGGCGATGAGATCGGTCATCACGTCCTTGGTGCGCTTATCCATTGGTCAGCCTTTCATAAACGAGAGAGTTGTAGCCCATCCTGTCCAAGAGCCTGATCTGATCAGGACTCAACAACACGGTGCTACAGTGCGGATGCGTTTGCGTCCGGTGCTTGGATGTTGTTGGGCTGAATTTATCCTTGTTCTCGAACCATGTATCCACCTTCGAGACATAGACGAACAGCGGCCAATGGGTGCCATAGGAGTACACCACATAACGAGCGTCACCGTTCTCTATGCCGTTAAGGCCAACCCACTCAGCATAAAGCTGACCGTTGCTGTTCTTGAACGGCAGCTTACGCTGAACATATGGACGGGACAGCCGTCCGTTAATTCGCTTCATAACTTATACTCCATAGAGAATGTTAAGGGTGACGATGAGCGACACTGACAGCATGGCGAAGTAGGCCATCCAGCCAATGCGCTCCCACCTTCGCCTTGTGATCTCGTCAGCAATGGCGAAGGTCCTTCGAGCAAGGAAGATTTCCTCACGGGTCCAGTGATTGTGATCCATTTATCCTCCATTGGGCGGGCTTGCCCCAACGCCACCAGCTTATGCTGATGGCGGTAGAGTTTCCCTAGCTGTGGCAATAGCCATCACGTTCAATGCACAGCCACATGCCGCACCACGGTACGGTCACCGCGCCATCGCAGCCAAACGTGGGCTGTACGAGCTTACGGAAATCACGGTAGGTAGCCTTGGGCGGCATCCTGTTCCGTGTGGCATCGCGGTCGAAGACCCGCTTGATGGCCTTGCGCTGAGCTTTGGTGGTTCTAACCATGATGTTATCCTCCTCAGAAGTTTCGTGCAGAATGCACGGTGACGATGTAGCGGTTGCCGTACATCCTGTTGATACTGGTAACACCACCAGTGCGATGACCACAGCAGTCACGCTGGCAGTAACAGCGCATCTCGAAGTAACCACGGATATCCTTCTCGTCCCTCTCGGTCAGGGTTTCCCGCTCGGTGTCGAGGATGTAGACCGTGGTCTTAGGCTCGGTCATGTCGTAGTCATCTTCGCCGCTACCTTCACGGCAGTCCGTCAGCGTTCCGTTCTCCATGATCCTGAATGACATGGGTTATCCTTTCAGCCAGTGTTGCGCAGTGTCGAAGGCTTCCACCCGGTCAGTGACATAGGCGTCAGCCTTGAAGAGATAGGTTTCACCGTCGAAGAACTGGACGATGTACTGGTTCCACTCAGTGTCGCGGCGAACCACCACGGACCTGCCATTGGGGTTGGAACCACGGTAGATGATACGGTTAGCCATTGGGGATATCCTTGATGAACTTGGGGGTGCAGATGACCCAACTATCGCCTCGTTCCATAGCGAACGAGTAATGCTTGGCCTCAATGGCAGCTTTGGCCGCTACACAGGCAGCTTCGCTGCGGAAATCCACCACAAGGGGGCCACCAGCATAGTGCACATTGAGAAAGGCTATGAGTACCCACATATCACCACTCCCCTGTTGCGACGATCTCATTGCGGTGATCATCCATTGCCTTCAGCGTCTTGCGCAGCTTACGGATAGCAGCATCCGCACTGCGGCAGTTCTTCACCTCGCCAAGGATGGCGGCGTCGTCCCAACACTCAACGAGATAGTCCCATCCGCCTTCGGCGTAATGCCGAAGGGCGTGGTCCCTGATGAACTTGACGAGGGCTTCGTCGCTGTAATCTGTCTGGTTAGCCATGTGCCTTACTCCTGAGAATATGTTACGAACAACACGGTGCAGGAACCACGAGGGGTGAACTTGAGCATGTCGCCGTAGTCTTCCCAGCGGCCTCGAACGCCCTTGATGCCCATCAGGTCCTTGGCGAAGCCCTTGATGAAGCTATTGGGCGTACCCTGTTCCACCATGAAGGTGTCACGTTTGACCCAAGCGTAGTTGGCCTCACCGCCGAACGTATCTGTAAACTCTACTGTAAACTTATCCATTTGGTATCTCCTTAGGCCGTTGATCGACCGTGGCACAGCGTCCCACAAATCCGGCGCGGCGTCGATGCGACACGTCGTCGCACCCCCATAAGTGTAAACTTTAGATGTAAAGTTAGGCTAAGTTTACATGCCGAAAGGCTCGACTATCCGTTAACAGATAGCTAACAGGGCGATTTTAGATAGGCGACAGATAGGCGTAAGTCTTTGTTTTTATTGGGTGCTATCTGTACTATCTGAACTATCTGTGTTTTTTCTGTTAATGTGGGGGTAACTTGGGAAGGTGAGGCGGGTTAGGAGTGTAAAGTCCTAGTGTCTTAGTAGAGTATATGAAAAAAAAAGGTGAGTGACTCTTAATAATATACAGATAGTTAGATAGTATAGATAGATAGACGCTCTGGTATTTTGCTAAGTCCTTGGTTTCATTGGTCTTTCGGGAATTATACTGTAAAGTATTCCCTCTTTGTTCGTGTAAAGTTAGCTACAGATTTTACATCTAGCACAGCCCAAATCGCAGATAGTTGGCGCTAAGTGCTTGAAATCATTGAGTGTAAAGTTATAATCGGGTTTACATAAGGGGCTTAGGTTGTAAGATAGCCAGAGGACTTAAGAGTTCACCTTTTTACGGCAAGCTATAGGCCCCCGACGTATGGCCGAACGAAGTGAGGGCAAAACCCCCCAACGCCACAGGCGCGGCAGGTCAAAACGCAGGCAACAAAAAACCCCTCCAGCCGAAGCCAGAGGGGTCAGGGTCAATCGTTCCAGTGGAACACCCAGAGATATCCTGTGCAGATGAACACGAGGTAGAACCCGAGGGTCAGAAGCATGTGCTGTCCTTTCAAAGAAGTTGGAGAGCGGGACCATTCCCGCTCTCCGTTGGTGTCAGCCTTCCACAATTCGAGCCTTGAGCTTGTGCCTCATCTGGATGCGCTTGAGGAACTCAGCGATGTTCCTCGCCCGCACTTCGACGTACACGGTTTGCAGGACGCGGCGGGTGCCGCGCTTCGTGGAAATTTCCACGGCAATGGTCTTTCTCATGGTCTTGGTCCTTTGTTGAGGTTGAGGAAGGTAGGTCCCGCCCGGAGGCGGGACCCGTTGGTGTTAGAACAACTTCTTCTTTTCCGGCTTTGCCGTCCCGATCTCTCCGAGCACCTTGACGCCCTTCAGGGTGTCGGTGATCAGAAACATCTTGCCGCCGCCCATTGGCGGGCAGGACACTCGAAGGTGACCAGACAAGTCCTTAACCGTGGACTTGATGGAGCCGATCTTGATACCCGAGAACGTGCCGTTCTCGTTCACTCGATCTGCCGTAAGCTCGATCACGAAAGTGATCGGCTCGATTGCCTTCTTGACGGTGGAGCCGTTCGAGGAATTGTCCTTGGACATTTTAGTCTCCTTACGATGTCAATCAGCAGGGCAGGATTGCCCTGCCGACACTGGAAGGCATCTGCTTTCCAGTGACTCCAATGTGGCATATCCATACCAGATTGTCAAATCGGCGTGGCAATCCAAGCAATTCGGCGCTTGCCAATGAGCAGGCGCAATCGCCGCGCAATCGCCGCGCGGCGCGGCGGAAGCAGGGCACCGGGGGTACATGGACAAGAAAATCCGACCGGCCCCCCATTTGTAGGCAACCTCTCAAAGCAAGACCCCAAAAACCATTGTTAACATTAACTTACAACTTCCCCGGCTCGGCCGTTCCAAAAACGCACTGACTTGACACTACCGCACCCGCAGGTTACCTTCCCTCCCCATGTTCGCACCCGTCGAGTACACCAAGTGGACCGACCGTCTCTGCTTTGACATTGCCCTCAAGCTGGAGGGCAGTGGCGAGGACCTGCCGGAAATCCTTGCGCGGCATAGCCTGTCCTCTTCCGAACTCGCGGACATCTCCAAGGACCCGGTGTTCGACAAGAAGGTCAAGCACTACCGGGATGAAATCCGCGAGAAGGGCATCACCTTCCGGCTGAAGGCACGCGCACAGGCCGAGGAACTTCTCACGACCTCATGGTCTCTCATCCACCACCCGGATGTCAGCGCCGCCGTCAAGGCCGACCTGATCAAGTCCACCGTCAAGTGGGCAGGACTGGAGGTCAAGGGTGACGCGCCAGAAAGCACTGGTGGTGTGTCGATCACGATCAATCTCGGTGGAACCTCGCAGGAGATGCGCGTTGTCGAACATGAGCCTGCTGAGTCTATTTGACGACCGTGGTTGTGCGGTGTTCACGTCACCCCTTGCCGCCGCTGAAGTCGAGAGCCAGTTGAGGGACAACAACCTGTCCTTCCGTACACGGATCATCAAGACGCGCAAGCGCGGCCTCGAATATAGGATCGACCTGCTCAATGGGACTTGAGATCAACTACACGCCGCCGCCCACCGGCAAGCTCTTCATGGAGGATAACTCCAAGATGCGCACGCTCATGGGACCGGTAGGTTCGGGGAAGAGCGTAACCTGTTCCTTTGAGATCGTGCGCAGGGCCAGCCTGCAAAAGCCTAACGCCCAAGGTATCAGGAAGACCCGCGCGGCGGTCGTCCGCGAGACGGCACGCCAGCTTCAGGATACCACCATCAAGACCTTCCTCGACTGGTTCCCACCGGGGGTGTGCGGTGAGTACATGCGCACCACGAAGACCTACTACTTCAAGGTCGGCAACGTCGAGTGCGAGATCATGTTCCGTGCGCTGGACGACGCGGACGATGTGGCGAACCTCAACTCGCTCGAACTGACCTTCGCGTGGTTCAACGAGTGCCGGGACATCCACCCTGACATCGTGGACGCCATGTCCAAGCGTATTGGCCGTTTCCCGTCCGCGAAGGACGGCGGGCCGACGTGGCACGGGATGTGGGGCGACACCAACCCGCCCACCATGGACACATGGTGGTACTATCAGATGGAGAAGCTGGACCCGAAGGACGGCGTCAGCCCCAACGACAACGGCTGGGCTGTGTTCAAGCAGCCGTCAGGCCGCAGTCCCTACGCCGAGAACATCGAAAATCTCCCCGATGGTTACTACGACACCCAAGGACGCTCAGATGAGTACATCCGGGTTTACATCGACGGTGAGTACGGCCTCAGTTCGGCGGGTATGCCTGTGTATAAGTACTTCCGTACTGATTATCACATGGCCTCTGAGTGTCTTCGCCATATTGCCAATGGCGTGCGTCCCATTGTGGTGGGCATGGACTTGGGCCTTACGCCTGCTGCTGTCATCGGTCAGCAGGACCCGCGCGGGCGGGCGCTCGTCCTTGCCGAGGCGGTCAGCTTCGACATGGGGGTCCAGCGGTTCGTGCGCCAAATCCTCAAGCCACTGCTCTTCGAGCGGTTTTCGGGGTCGCCCATTCTCGTCGTTACAGACCCCGCTGGCATCCAGCGGGCGCAGACGGACGAGAGGTCGGCGGTGGACATCATCAAGGCCGAAGGGCTGAAGGTCATCCCGGCGCGGACAAATTCTATCTCCGCGCGTATCAACGCGGTGGATGACTACCTCATGCGGCAGGTGGACGGCGACCCGGCCTTCCTCGTGGACCCCAGATGTACACAGCTTAAGGCTGCAATGATGGGCGGATATCGCTACAAACCCAAGGGCGACAGCGATATCGATAAGAACAAACACTCACACGTTGCAGAAGCCTTGCAGTACCTGATGCTGCACATCGCCACGGCGGGTGAGGGTGCGGCCCTTCAGGCGCGGCGCGAGGTCAAGGTGCTTGCCGCCGCAGGCTGGACGTGATAGCTTCCACCTCGGTTTCCTCCCATGAGACCAACCCCTGTGACTTGGCCCTCGCCTACCGTCGAGGGCCTTTTTCTTTTGGGTATTGCAACCACAGCACAAATCCTCTACAACTGTAAACCATGGCTGCTGGGTTGAGCATATTCCGTGTAGTCTCGAACGACGAGCTTGCACGGCAGGAACGCGAACAGATTGACCGTGAGCTTCAGGCACGGCAGTCCAGTTCCCTCATGCTTGGCATCGTGGATTATCTGCGCGAGTGCTGGGACGCGGCGAAGATCGCCAAGAAGCCAATCGAAGACATCATGCTGCGGGCCATGCGCCAGCGCAACGGTGAGTACGAACCCGAGAAGCTCAATGCGATCCAGAAGCAGGGCGGCTCCGAAGTCTACATGATGATCACCGAGGTGAAGTGCCGCGCCGCCGAAAGCTGGCTGCGGGACATCCTGCTCGACACAGGCACACCTCCGTGGGACATCCAGCCCACGCCGATCCCCGACCTGTCACCTACACAGACACAGGAGATCAAGGCGGCGTTCGCTGACATGGTCGCCCGCCTGCTTCAGGAAGAACTCCGCGCCATGACGCCGTCCGAGATGGCCGAGGCCAAGGAGGCGGTGTCGCAGGAGTACCGGTTCAAGATGCTTCAGGCGGCGCAGAACCGCGCCGACAAGATGAAGCACAAGATTTCCGACCAGTTCGCAGAGGGCGGCTGGGCCGAGAGCTTCAACGACTTCATCACCGACCTCGTCACCTACCCCGCCGCTGTCATCAAGGGTCCCGTCGTGCGCCGCCAGCGCACACTGGGCTGGCAGAAGGACGCCTCGGGGCGCACCATGGCGGTGCCGGTGGACAAGATCGCGCCTGAGTATGAGCGCGTCGATCCGTTCTACTTCTACCCGGAGCCGGGGATCACCCGCATTCAGGATGGGTATTGCTTCCAGCACCACCCGCTGACCCGCACAATGCTCTCCGATCTCATCGGAATGCCCGGTTACGACGACGCGGCCATCCGCAAACTGCTCGAAGAGGGCAACGGAAGCTCGTGGATCAACCAAGACATTGAGTTGATCAAGGAAGAAGAGGAGCGCAAGTTCCATACGGAGATGCGCCCGACGCAGATTTTCGACGCTCTGGAGTTCTGGGGCAAGGTTTCCGGTGCGATGCTGCGCGAATGGGGCATGTCGGAGGACGAAGTGCCCGATGCGGCGCTCGAATACGACGCAAATGTGTGGGTCTGCGGCAATTTCGTGCTGAAAGCGGTCCTCAACTACGACCCGTTGGGCGAAAAGCCCTACGCCAAGACCTCGTTCATCAAGTGTCCGGGCGCATTTTGGGGTAAAGGCATCCCCGAAATCATCGAAGACCTGCAAAATATCTGCAATGCGGCTGCGCGTGCCCTTGTCAACAACATGGGCATCTCGTCTGGACCCCAAGTTGAGGTCAATCTGGAGCGTATTCCGGCCAATGAAGACATCACGCAAATCTACCCATGGAAGATTTGGCAGGTCACGAACGATCCGACTGGTTCGAGCGCACCAGCGGTGCGTTTTACGCAGCCTGAAGCAAATGCTCAGATGCTCATGGGCGTCTACGAGAGGTTCTCACGCCTAGCCGACGAGCATTC